CCCAATACAGCGTCCAATTAAACAAGATACAACAAGTGTGTTCGGACACTTCTAAGGATTAACAAATGCTTACTGAAAAAGAGATTAAACAAGTCCACCCAGATTATACGGAATATCATGCGTATTGGGACTACTATTACAGAAGTTACATAGGTGGCGAAGATTATCGTGAAGGAGCATACCTTCGCAAATATTTGAACGAAGATGCAGCCCCCGGTAATCAATATGGACAGCGACTGGTAAACACAGCACTGCAAAACCATGTGAAGTCAATTGTTCACATTTACCGCAGTTATTTGTTTAGAGCAGCACCAACAAGAACACTAAGCAACACCGTTGCATTACCAGATGTAAATCAATTTTTATATGATGTTGATTTAAACGGCACAGACTTAAATGCCTTTATGAAAAAGATACAGGACAACATAATGATTTACGGTAACATGTGGGTTATTGTTGATCGTCCTGCTTATAGAACACTTACTAGAGCAGAAGAACTACAGTTAGGTATTCGTGCTTATGCAAACAGTTATGTGCCTAGTAATGTACTTGATTGGGAATACACACCAAATATTACTGGCAAACAAGAACTAACATATCTTAAAGTAGTAGAACATAGTGGGCAAGAAGAAGACCAAATCCTTGTTTGGAAACCAGATGTAGTAGAACGCTACTGGGTTGAGAAAAAAGGCTATACAAAGAAGATCATTGAACAAAACAGTGTAGGATCAAACGACTATAGTTTTGGTGATATGATTGAATATGGTAGAATACTTCGTGCAGAAGAATATATGAACCCATTGGGTTATATTCCTGCATTTCAAATTAAAGCCGATGATGGACACAGCCAAATTGCAGATATCGCTGACACACAGCGTCAAATCTACAACAGACTATCCGAACTAGAACAAGCAATCCGTATTAGTGGACATCCCACGCTTGTAAAAACGATTTCGACACAAGCATCGGCTGGAGCAGGTGCTGTCATCAATATCGAAGAAGACTTGCCAGGTGATAAGAATCCATACTTGCTCCAGCCAAGTGGTTCTACAATTCAAAGTATACTTGACAGTATCAATATGGATGTAGATGCTATTGATAAAATGGCACATGTATCAGGCATCAGGGGTACTGTAGGAACGCCAATGTCAGGAGTGGCACTGCAAACAGAAATGGCTATGCTCAATAGTAGATTGTCAGACTTTGCAGAAATACTACAAGAAGCAGAATATAAAATATGGGAACTATTCTTCAATTGGCAAAATATCCAGCCAGATGCAGATTTCTTAATTGAATATGAGAAAAGTTTCGATATTAGAGATAAGCACAGTGATTTAGAACTATTGCGTAAAGCAAATGAATTCACAACTGTGCCTCTATTACAACAAGAGATTCAAAAACAGGTTGCCAAATTGTTGATTGAAGATGAACAAACATTAGATATGATATTAACAAGTATGGAACAACCTGTTGTGAATGGAGAAGTGCACAGCGCACAGACACCGGAAACTGTGCTTGAGCACATCGACCAAATGATTGCAGAAGGCTACACAGATGAGCAGATCAAGGCTATGCATCCTGAACTTGCTGATGCTGTTATCGGGCGTTTACGCAATCAATAAATAACAACACTACTCAATAGGAGGTATCGTTACAATGGACGAAAATACATTGGTCACAGATGAAGCAATAACTGATGAGGCTTCTAGCACTGTCGAAACTAATCAGGAAACTGCTGGCACAGATCGTACATTTACACAAGAAGAAGTAAATGCAATGATTGCAAAGCGAGCAGAAAAGATGTTGCGCCAAAAGATTGGCGACATCGATGTGGAAGAAATCAGAGAACTAAAAGCACAAAAGGAAAAGGCTCAAAGAGATGAGTTGATCCGCAAGCAAAAGTTCGAAGAAGTTCTGAAGCAACAGAAAGATCAATATGATCAGGAGATACAGACACTACGCAGTCAACTAACCGGCGTAAAAGTCGATGGTGCTGTACTAGATGCCGCAACACGCTACGGAGCAGTAAGCCCACAGGATGTAGCAGCATTGATGAAGAACAGTATCAAGTTAGATGAAACTGGCAACCCAGTTATACTTGATGATAACGGAGATATTCGTTATGATAGTGCAAGTGCAGAGCCATTAAGCGTAGACGCTGCAGTAAAAGAGTTTTTAGAACAAAAACCATATTTTAAAGCAGCAGGTCCAAGCGGAGCAGGATCGAAAAGCAATGATCGTCCTGGTAGAGCAGAAAAACTATCGATTGAAGAACTTGATCTTAAGAATCCAGTGCATAGAGAAATGGCTAAAGAATATCTAGCCAAACAATAATGCGTATTAAATTAAAGGAGGCCAATTATGGCTAATACAACAACACTTAATAGCGAACTGTTTCAAAATCTGCTTGTGCAGTCACAGATCGCACTATACGAAAACTCAATTGCCCGTTCAGTAACAACAGTATTTGACTATCCAGCAGGTTCTGGTAATCAAGTAGATGTTCCAATCTGGGCAGGTATGTCATCCAGTAAGCCTGGCGAAGGCACAGCACCGAGTGCAAGCGATGCCAACACAAGCACAAAATCAATCACACTTGAAGAGCATGTTGTGTGGAGTCAAGTAACTGACTTCTTGCGTGACAGTGCTAACGAAAATGTGATTGCAAGCCTAGCAAACCAAAGTGGTCTTGCTCTTGCAGAAGGTTTAGACGATGAATTAATCGGTCTATTCTCTGACGCAGCAATTACACAAAGTGTAGGTACAGCAGGTACAGACAACAGTGTAAACGATATCATGAAAGCGGCAGCAACCATCCGTGCTAACAAGTACAATGGCCCACTGTTCGCAGTCTTGAATCCAAAACAAGCATATGGTATCAAAGCAGCATTAACTGCAACTACCAGTTACCAAAACTCAACAAGCGTAGCAGACGCAGTAATGTCAAACTACTTCGTAGGATCTATAGCGGGAGTGACTGTACTAGAACATGCTAATGTCACAATCGATGGAAGTGACGATGCAACAGGTTGCGTATTCGCACCAATGGCGTTCGGACTTGCACAGCGTGGCGGTGTTTCAATGGAAACAATGCGTCAAGCAAAAGAGCGTGCCACTGATGTTGTTATGACAGCAGTAGCAGGCGCAGGCATTTTACGCCCAGAACTAGCAGTTCAAATCATTGGTGATGCGGCTCTTTAATTGATATAAAAGGATAATACTATGGCATTTGCGACCACAAGCGACTTGGTAGAATATGTTCCAGATATTGTAGAAAACGGTATCGAGAACTTTGATGACCAGTTGACCAAAGCACAAGCGGATATCGAAAAGATGATTAAAGTGAAGTGGTTTGATCCGGAGTACAGTAATAGTACAATCTATACTTTACACGGAGTGGGCGTTGTTTGGGACGCAACAAAGTTAGATGAAACACAGTGGACCAAGTGTTGTGTTTACAGAGCACTTGCAAACTACATCTTTCCTATGCTTTCAAATTTCCGTCCAGAAGGCGATGCTTTTCAAGTTCAGGCAGACTTTTACAAAGAAAGATTCAATGAAGAAATGGATCTTGAATTTGGCTTTGGTATTCGATACGACAGCAACGACAATGGTGTCTACGCTGAAGGTGAAAAATTCGAATATACACAGGACAGATTGGTAAGATAAAATGAGCAAACGAGAAGACATTGCAAATGATATTGTAAAGGCACTCAAAAACATTACATCAACGAGATTAGGTTTGGTGACTAGAGAACCGATTATAATCGAAGAAATTAGTCGCCAATCTATTCCGGCAGTGTACATAGAAAGTGCAGACGAGGAGCGTGAACAGTTAACTGCTGGAACCGCACGCCTCGGCAGAATATCATACAACTTGGATATACTAGTTAAGTCAGATATGCGTGATAGCGACCGTAATAAGTTGATTGAAGCAATTGAAGAAAAACTAGAAGAAGATGTTAGACGAAATGGATTAGCCATGGATGGCGAAGTTCAAATTGTTGAAGTCATTGATCCAGGTGAAGCGGTGCCTTACGCTACTATGCGTATAGTATATCTTGTAACATATCGCTATGAAAGAGGAGCAACATAATGATTATGGTTAAAATGATCAGCCCCACAGGAGATACTTGTGAAGTACCTGAAAACAGAGTTGAAAGAAATTTAACTCGTGGATTTAGCCTTCCAAAGACTCCTAAAAAAACCACAGAACCTGTAGAGGTTCTAGATGATTCTCACGAAGAGACTCAAGAAAATATTGAGGAGTAGACCATGGCAGGTGAAATGCTAGGCAAAGACGGATATGTTCATGTTGGATCAGATCTTGTTGCAGAAACAAGAGGATGGTCAGTAGAAGAAACTGCTGAAACAATCGATACTACTGTAGCAGGTGATACAACAAGAACATTTTCGACTACATACAAAAACTGGACTGCAACTGTTGATGTGCTATATGATGTAGATGATACTGCACAAACTGCATTAGCAATCGGTGAAAGCGTTACAGTTAAATTCTATCCAGAAGCAGCGGCTGTAACTTTCGGAACACCGACAACAGGTGACACAGAACTATCAGGAACTGCAGTTGTAACTGGTAAAACAATTACAGCGGCATATGATGGTATCATCGAAGCAAGTATCAGTTTGCAAGGTGATGGCGTATTAACATACGGCTCTGTAGCATAACATAATAAGATTGACGATGGCAAAATTTAGAAGTGCAAAAGCGGCAAGTGCCGACATAGAGGACTCACTAAACGCTGTCGTCAATCATTTTCTTGACGATTTCTATAAAGAAGTAAAAAAGACTAC